AACCTAAACATACGGCTGCGGTATGACCTGAGCCTGCAGGGTCTAGTCCTGCAACTACAATCAATCCATCCATACCGTTTGGTCTTACACCAGCCTTGCCTTTTGGTATGCGACCAACATTGCGAGCACCATTAATAATTCCTTTAATAGCCTCGGATGGAAATGCTGAATCTTCGTGGACTTGTTGTTGCTGATAAACCATTGCCCATAAGTTTGGAGATAATCTTGCCCTGCGTTTATGTAGAGCCTGTCCATCCCACTTGCGGTATAGCCCATCAGCATCGGGAGAGCCAACACCTGATATAGGTGCTATGTTAGTTTTTGCCCATAGCGTTACCCATTTGTCTGGGTCCTCGTTAAATTCTAATACTGCAGGTTGTGCAAAGTAAGTCCATGGAGAGGTTTCATCAGGGTAGCGCATAGGGTCGCGTAATTCTGAATATAAATCTCTAGGTCTTAAGCGAGTGCCAATAATTAAAAGTTTGCCCCCATTGTCGTCAATACGGGACATAACTTCAGATTGAATCCAGTCAATTTGTTTTTCATATTCATGGGCGTTGGTATTATCAACGCAGTCATCCATGATAATTAAATCGGCACGAGCACCGTAGATATGACCCCGTACACCAATAGCCTGTACGGTAGGGTCTTTTTCTCCAGAGTCACGAGCCTCGGAGGATAAGTAAATTAAGTCCTGCTTCCATGAATCAGAATTCTTTTCAAATCCCCCTGGAGGTCCAAAGGTAAGTTGTAGGTCCTGATACTTAGGATGTGTTAGTCTGTTCTTGATGGAGAGCAGGAACTTTTGCGCCATAGCCTGTGTCTTAGACACAATCATGATTCTGATGTTTGGGTTCTGGCAAATCCGATAGACAGCATAGTTGACTGTAATAGTCGTAGACTTTGCATGTTCTGGTGGAGTATTAACAATTAATAAATCTTGAGCACCCTGTTCATAGGTTATGGAAGGGTGTAGGTCTTTGGGTTCTCTACTTTCCAGTAGGTCAATCCAATGTTCTTGATGCTTAAAAACTTTAGTACCGAGATACTTCTCGGAGAATTCGGGGAAGGGTGGTACTTCCCCTCTTGTGTTTCCTATCTCGCCACGGGCGGTCATAGACCGCACCTTGTCTACAGCGAGTGCGAAACTAGGGTCAACCTTTCGGTAGTACTCGTAAGTCTTAATTGACCTACCTACGGCATCCATAGCCTTTTGGGTAGAGTACCCCTGCATTAAAAAATCAATAACTTGCTTTTTGATAGCATCACTTTTATGTGAAGCAGAGGTTACGCGTTTTCTTTCCATAGGTTCTCCAAGGCGGACTGTAGGGAGCCTTGGGCTTAACTTCTAACCGAAGGGCGAAGTCTAAACGAAGCCCGAAGGTTAGGGCTAATACTAGGCAACAACCCTACGGGTTGTAGTTACTGTTCGGAGGCTCCGATAATTTTGCCTCCTCACTTATACTATAGGTGTCCAGAAGGTCCTTAGCGGACACTTCTGGGCATGTGATTTATGACACACATATAATAAATCAATAAAATCGCAGGTCAGAGCCACATTTATGGGGGGCGAGGACTAGCAAAGTTATGTAAGTAGATACATACACACACACGCTCAGTCATTTTAAAAACCCTGGGGTGCAGATTTTGCACCTCGCTCTGCACCTTGCAAAGTGTTTAAACAAAACTGCATGCACTTAGCAAAACAAAACTAGGGCAGAGCAGTGCTAGGGCGCGGTGAGGCACTGACTCTGCAATCAGTAAGCCCGCGCCCCCCCATGTATCAATCGCAACTGCAACTGGAATTGCTAAAAGTGTTTAAACATTACTGGCGAGTAACCTTCTAAAGTCATTTGTTTAATATGGTTTTAGAGCATGCACTAATTCATCAATGGCTAAAGTCAGTATAAATCAATGCTTTTAAGATATTACTGGCGAGTAGTGTTTTTACTTGGCGTTTAAACTGGTTGTGCTTTCAATGGCTAAATCAGTCAATGGCTATAAATTCCGACACGCTAAAAGCAGTATAAAATACTGGTTTTAGGGCTATTGTTGAAATTTGTTTAAACAACCATTACCTTTATCCCACTGGCAAAACTGGTTGCCAGTACTGACTGGAAAGGTTCAACCCAATGACTGCAACAACTGCAGACATCGTAAAAGCAAAGCAGACAACTCGTTTGCGCAAAGTTATCTGCTTAACCGATAACTACATCGCAAGAATATCTCGCTCAACAATAATCACCTTCGGTGCTCCAATTTGCCCTAGGTGCCGTTGCACCATGACTGAGGCAGGTAACCGCTAATGACTACCTTCGGCATGGAATTTGAGGTTCAAGGCGTATCAGTGCAAAAGGCTTACCGCGTTTTAAATGAAGGCGGAGTCAACTGCGAAATGCCAAATTCACAACATGTAACTAGCGAAAACTGGAAAGCCGTATATGACGGCTCAGTTAGCAATGGTGCAGAGGTTGTAAGCCCGATTCTAAATGAGCACCGTTTAAACGAGGCAGTGGCAGTTACCAAAATTTTAAAAACTGCTGGCGCTCGTGTTGACCGTGCAACTGGATTCCATGTCCATATCGGTTTAAACGCTTTCAATGGCTCCGATTCACTGGCTCAATTTGTACTCAACTACTACTCAATGCACCACGCTATCGGCTCACTGGTTGCGCCTTCACGCCTTACAAATAGATTCTGCAAGGCGCTGGAGCAACACGAGGCAGAGGCAGAGGCAGAATTTGTAAGAGGTGGCAGAACGGTAAGCCGTGACGGTAACCGCTACAAATCCCTAAATCTCATGAGCACTGAGCGCCACGGCACCGTTGAGGTCAGATTGCACCAAGGCACCTTAAACGGTGTAAAGGCTATCGCTTGGAGCCAATTCATCGCTGGTTTAATCAAGATTAGCGTGAACGGTGTCCAATTAAATGCGAACGAAAATCTCAACCCTTGGGCAAGCCCTAGATTGAGAGATTCAAATTCATGTGCAACTCTGCTAGATACCTTGGTTACCCATGATTGTTTAAACGCCTCAACTGCTGACTGGTTGAAGGTTAGGGCACGCACCCTTCAAGGGTAAGCGTGAAGCCTGCCCCTAGTGGGTTAAAACTTAGGTGCGATTCCTAAGGCAGGCGCTAACACTTCAGGAGATTCTTGGAGTGTTTAAACGGAAGGACTGGATGGAGATGGAAAACTTGCTACCTTGGTGGCTTACTTGGATTGATGGTCGTGCGATTCTATTCGCTGGACTATTAATTTGGGCACTGAACAAGGCACTCATCAGTGGAGATAAACATGACCAAAGATGATGACTGTTTAAACAACTCAGTAATTTGCGGTGATTGCTTACGCTCTGATTGCAAAGGGTGCGAGTACTAATTCGCAATGTGATATACTTAACTCAAACAACTACTAACGACTGGAGAAAATATATGTGTGGAATAGCAGGATATTGCTTAGCCCCTAAGCATTACTCAAGCGTGAGCGTTGCTGACCTTGCAGGTCAAATGCTCTACGATATTGAGCACCGTGGCACTCATGCCACTGGTTGCGCATGGATTAACCCACGCAGTGGCAAGCGTGTAATTAGAAAAGCCCCAATCAGTGCAAGCCAATTTGTGCCAAACGCTGGCGACAAACTATGCGCTGGCGCTACAACTGCAATCTTGCATACAAGATTCGCAACTCAAGGCTCACCCGATAATCAAAGCAACAATCACCCAATACCAAGGGGTAAAATTGTGCTCACTCACAACGGACATATCAGCAACGACAAGGAACTGTTTAAACAACTAGGTGTACCTCGCGTTGCTCAGGTAGATTCCGAGGCAGTGGCTGCCCTAATTGCCTTCTCAAAAGACAAGCCATGGCAAGCACTGACCGAGGTCTATGGTACGGCTGCCCTTGCATGGATTACTGCCAATGACCCACGCAATCTGCACCTAGCACGCCTCAATTCATCACCGCTATGGATAGCACAATCTAATACTGGCTCCCTGTTTTATGGCTCTACTAAAGAAACTGTAGAGAACGCCTGTATCATGACTGACTGCGACCTTGAGTGGTTGCATGAGGCTAAGGAAGGCGAGTACTTTCAAGTGCGTGATGGTCGTATCATCAAGTACGAAACCTTCACACCTGCAAAAACTAATTCGTTTAAACTTTCTAACTACTATGACGACATGTCATGGTATGGAAAGTATAATCAACACAAGGCAGAAAAGTATTCCAAGTGGTGGGATAAGCATGAGGAGTACTTAAACTTCTAATAGTTTAAACAAGATAAGCCCCCGCGAAGATGCGGGGGTTTTCTTTTTGTTTAAACAAAGCACTAAGAACCAGGTAGAAATCCCAGGAGTCTGGAGCCTACTGTTTAAACAACCGATAACTGCAGATGCTGTTGGGCGGCAAAGATATGTCAACTGTTTAAACAATACAATAAATAATTTCTAAAAATCTTTTCTAATATCCTTGACTTTAATCTAGTTGTTAGTAAACTTAGGACTGTAGCAACCCTGCTACACAAACTAGATTGGAAAAGTAAATGCTAGGAACTGACTTAATTGCAGTAATGATTGCGCTAGTTACATCTGTTAGCGTAATGATTATTACTATCAAGAGGAACGCAGAACTAGAACGCGAGAACGCATGGTTGCGTGAGCGTGTATCTAACTTGCGTAAGCAAGTATCTACAATGGTTGAGAAACCATTTTAAGGTTGCGTGTTTAAACATGACTAAACAAACAACCTACGAAGGCTGGAAAAACTACGACACTTGGAACTGTGCGCTATGGATTAACAATGACTACGCACTGTACCTGTCTGCAAGATTATTCATGACCGTATACAAAGGCGCAAAGCCTTATCGTGATTGGGTAAAGACCGCAGGGCTTGAGGACATGGCAACCAAAGATGGTTGTAAATGGGCTAGCGACAAACTATCCTATGCTGAACTCAACAACATGATGAAGGAGTTAAAGCAATGAAAGCACCAGCCTCTTCAATGAGATACGCCACTGCAAAGTATGAAGCAGTGCAAGAACTCATTACAAACCACCGTGATGAGTATGAAGCAATCTTTAATAAGGCAAAGTTAAAGTACGGTATTACACCGCGTTTAACTAGAGCCGAAAGGATTGCACAACTTGAAAAAACTATTGCCGAACTAAGGGCGGTAGTGCAATGACCAGCAAAGATGAGTGGGAGTGGTGGTACTACAATCGGGTGCATGAGTTTTGCGAGAAATTACTTGCACCCATGTATAAAAAACTAAACGAACCAACCATCAATGACCTCAAAAAAAATGATGAGGAGTCAAATGTCTGAGCCAATGTATCTACAAGGAGATGATGTCGCACTAGGTATTAACCAACCCTGTGATGACTGTGATGAACTGGACTGCACCTGCGGTCAACCTGACCGTATGTG